CGCATACCCCAACGGCGGGGTGAAGGACGGTTACTATTACGACCAGCGGGCAGAGCTTAGTTTTTCTACCATTATCAACGTCCCGCCACAAGCCATGCAAGGCAATCAGATTACGGTGTCCTGGACGGCGGTTGACGGTGCTGACAGCTACATCTTGGAGCGCAAGGCGGACACGGACGCTGACTGGGTGCAGGTCTATTCCGGGGCGAATCTGACTTTCAGCGAGGTCGTGGGCACCTGGACGAGTGTACAGTACCGTGTCAAGGCTGGCGTCTCCGGCACCTACGGGGACTACACTACCAGCGCCTCTGTGCCTGTGGTATCCGCCTCCGCTGTGGTGATCTCCGGCTCTGACGGGAATCTGGGGACGCTGGTCAATGATGTGTCTTACACGGTGTCCTCTAACGGCACGAACCCCTTGACGGTGACGGAGATCATCAATGGAACCACTGCCCGGACATTCACAGCAACAAACGGCGCCAACAACAAGATTTTGGTGGTGGACTTGCCCACGGGCACGGGCACCATCAAGATTACGGCATCCACCAATCCCGGCAGCGGTGTGGTGACGGTGACGCGCAATTGGACATACACCAAGACGGCGCCGACGTTTGCCAATACTGGCAGCACGGCGCAACTGCAACAGAATGGGAAGAACATTTTCCCGCTGACGCTGTTGGAGTGTGTGCGTGGCAGGGAAAATTTGGCGCCGGGTGGGTTTGGGCTAGGCACAGTTGCTGTTAACATTTCGGACCTGAATGATGCCACAAAAAACGGATGGTACATGAATGCTGCGGGTGGAGAAGCCGTACACGCTCCGGACAATGTTGCTGGTTGGCTTGTACTGGTGTGCGCATACGCTGATGAGATTGTGTTTCAAACTGCATATCGCTACGGGAGTGACGAGGGCCTGATAAGTGCTCGGCGATCCCATCACTATCTTTTTGGAGGGTGGCAGCCTTGGGAGTGGATCAATCCCCCCACTCTGTTGGGCGTCGAGTACCGCACCGTGGAGCGATACAACGGAAAGCCTGTGTATGCCAAAGCAATCAATTTCGGTCAGGCACCAAATGCCACATACAAAGAAGTCTCTCATGGGATAGAAGATTTCAGCCAGCTCGTCTCATATACAGGGATGATGGGAGGCGCCAATCTGATCGAAGCCCCTGCGCTTGACAATATTCTGATCAATGCCTCAATTATCCGGATCACGACAAATACGGATGCGTCCGGAAGCTATGTATATCTTGTCTTGCGTTACATAAAAACAACCGATTGAGGAGGGCGCCATGAAGATCATCAAATACCAGCTGGCGACAGAGATCAACCACGGCACCCCTGAGGAGCCGGACATCGAGACGGTGCTCTCCGGTGTTGCGATGCCCTACACGGAGGCATCTTACGCCATCGCCCAGACGGAGGCATATCAAGGGCAGATTACCGTGGAGGATGATGGACAGCCGGAGCCGGAACCTGAACCGGAGTATGTGACCTATGCGGAGCTTGCGAAAGCAATCAGAGAGGGCGTGAACGCGGTATGACAGACAAGCAGTTTGTACTTACCACCATGCGGGATACCGGGCTTGCGAGGGCACAGACCCTCCAGGCCCAGGTTTCGGACATGACCGGGACGGAGCTGTATGCCTCCGAGGACTACATCCCCAGCTTTACGGCGGCCTGTGACGCCATGAACATGCTGGAACGCAAGGCGGGCTTTGTCTGCCGGTCTACGGCGGGGCGTGTGGTGCGTCTCCTCCAACCCTATGACAGCACCATCTACACGGACGAGCCGGAGGAACTGCCCGCACAGTGGGGCTTTGCGTGGAGTACAGACCCGGCCAAGGCCCTGCCGTTTATCGCCGTCTCCACTTCGCCGTATATGACCGGGGACTGCTGCACCTATGACGGCCACGTCTGGCGGTCCGGTCAGGACAACAACGTGTGGGAACCCGGAAGCGTGGGCGTGAAGTGGGAGGATTTAGGGGAGGTGTCCAATGGCTGACGAGAAGTGCGTTAGAGACCCCCGGCATGACTGCTTTGGCCTGGAAGCAGCAGCCCGTCTGGAGGGGCGTATCAAGGCTCTGGAGGACTGGCAGCAGGACTCCAAGAAGTTCCATAATTCGTTCTATGACTGGCAGCGGGAACAGATTGCCCGAGACGCCAAGCTGGACGAGCAGCTTTCCAACATGGATAAAAACATCGAAAAGCTTCTGGCAAAGCAGGAGGAACAGACGGCAAAACCAGGGCGCCGCTGGGAGGCCATTGTGGACAAGTCCGTGTGGGCGGTGCTGGCGGCGGTAATTGCCTTTGTCCTGGCTCGTATCGGATTATAAGAAAGCGACGCCCCCGAAGGAGCGCCGCAAGCCCGTAGTATTCGTTGTCTCCGTCCATTGCGACTTAACGCGGAGGGAGCGCTATCAAAACAGCACACGTCTGCACAACGGGCAATAACATCTTACATCATTAGAAACCGGCGGTCAAGCCGGATATTTGAAAGGAGCTACCAATCATGAACAAGACCATCAATAACATCATCGATGACTTCAAGAGCGGCAAGATTACTGCGGAGGATGCCAACAAGCTGCTGGTTGAGGCTGGCGCCGGATTTTCCCTGAACCCCGAAAAGAACCCCGACGGCGGATGGACCGAGGCAGAGATGGCGGAGGGATTCCTTCCCGGCGAGGAAAAGAAACCTCTTCCGGACAAGGTAGACATGGGCCGAAATCAGGCGCTTGCCGGACAAGTGGTTCGCCAGAATACCAAGCGCGGAAAGTTTGATGTGACCTATGATGCAGACGGTTATGCCGTCAAGGCCATCCGAGTGTAATCGGGAGGTCTGATATGGACATTTCCTCTCTTGGCATCACCGGAGTGGCGGCTATCACCGTCATCTGCCTGCTGATTGGGCAGGGCGTGAAAGCGTCCTCTCTGGACAGCAAGTTCATCCCCATCATCTGCGGCGTCTGCGGCGCTGTGCTGGGTGTGGTAGGTATGTTCCTCATGCCTGACTTCCCAGCCACGGACTACATCACCGCGGCGGCTGTGGGCATTGTGAGCGGTCTGGCTGCTACCGGAGCCAACCAGGTAATCAAGCAGCTGGGAAGTGACAGTAAATGAGCTACACGATAAAGGAGCAGCTGGCGAACTCCGGGAACTATGGCGGTTCCCGGAACGCCAGCCAAATCCGGTATCTAGTGTACCACTACACCGGAAATGACGGGGACAAGGCGGCCAACAATGCCGCTTATTTCCAGCGGAACATTGTCAAGGCGAGTGCCCACTACTTTGTGGACGACACCACGGTGTATCTGAGCGTCCCTGAGCTGAAGATTGCGTGGTCCGTCGGCGGCAGCAAGTACGCTAACGCCGATAAGACTGGCGGCGGCACCATGTACGGTGTTATCACCAACACCAACAGCCTTTCCATTGAGATGTGCGACACCATCCGGAACGGTGTCTATCAGGCCAGCGAAGCAACTCTTGCCAATGCTGCCGCCCTGGGCCGGGCACTGATGGAAAAGTACGGCATCCCCATTGAGAACGTGTACCGTCACTTTGATGTGACAGGGAAGCACTGCCCGTCGTACTTGGTGAGCGCCCAGAAGTGGGCAGAGTTCAAGAAGAGACTGGAGGTCAAGATCATGGACAATACACCCAGCGGCGTCCACAAGGAGGGTGTGGAATGGGCCATTGCAAACGGCATCCTGACGGGCAACGGCGAGGGGGACCTAATGCTCTCTCAGCCGGTCACCCGGCAGCAGATGTGCACTATGTTGCATCGGCTTTGGGAGCTGATCAGGAAAGAATAAAAAGAGTCCGCCTCCAGAAATGGGGGCGGATTTAATATGTAATTTCATCTGTAATTGTATGTAAATATCTATGCTTTTGTGTTAAGAGAGATAACGAACAGTGATATTTTTCAGAAAACTGAAAACGGCTAAAAGCACTGTGGCACAAGAAAAAACCTCGCAACCGTTACGGCTACGAGGCTTTCTGCTTTGGTGACCCGTCGGGGATTCGAACCCCGGACCCACTGCTTAAAAGGCAGTTGCTCTGCCTGCTGAGCTAACGGATCACATGGTATTCTATTTCGGCCGTCCAATGCGGGCGGGCTGGAAAGTCTTGGCTGGGACGGCTGGACTCGAACCAGCGGATGAGGGAGTCAAAGTCCCTTGCCTTACCACTTGGCGACGCCCCAATGGAAAGGAAAACAGGGGACCGGGGTGACCCCGATCCCCTCTTTTGTGGGGTGGGAGATGGGACTCGAACCCACGACACCCGGAACCACAATCCGGTGCTCTAACCAACTGAGCTACACCCACCACATATCGAGATCCTAAACAGGATGCGTGCTGACCGACCGCCCCGGAAGGAGTTGGTACGCCAGAAGGGACTCGAACCCCTGGCCTACTGCTTAGAAGGCAGTTGCTCTATCCAGCTGAGCTACTGGCGCGAATTTGATTGGAGCAGGTGACGAGAATCGAACTCGCATCCCCAGCTTGGAAGGCTGGTGCCCTGACCATTGTGCTACACCTGCGTCTGCCCTCCGTGGAAATCGTCAGCTTAGATATATTACCATGGACAAGCCCATCTGTCAAGCGGAAACCCGCAATTTTTTTCTAAGATTGTCCTGTGCCACCAGCCAGCGCCAGCCAGGCGGTGAAAAGGCACCCTCCATCTGCGGCTCCGGACAGGGA